GGGTGGGCGGCACCCGCTCTTAATCAACCAAGAGGTAATGTTCTTACTGGAAATTACCCAATACAATGGACTGGTCCATTATACTTAAACTAAACAAAAGGAAAACTATATTATGAATAAAATACAATTAATCAAGGCTGGCATCCAACAACTGTCTTTAACTGAACTGAATGAACTTTCTAGTTTTATTAGTGATGTTAAAGTTATGAATGCTAAATCTTCATTGTCTGTTGGACAAAAAGTGTTTGTTGTTCAAAAGACTAAAAAAACTCCTGGTGTAATTACTAAGATTAATCAATCTAGATGTGTAGTAGATATGCTCGGTAGAAGTTATAGAGTGCCAATGTCAATGTTAGAGGCTGCTTAATGAATACTTTTTTTAGTGTTACAGGTCTAATGAGTTTTATATTCGCTGTCGGTTGTATTGACGGCGGATATAATGGAGTTCCTATGAATGATAACTGGTTAGGATTTAGTATCTTTACCATCATAGGTATCGTATCAATGTTTATCGTAATAATTAACCAAAAAGGAGAAGATATGTTATGAGTATAGGTGATGATTATATGAAAGACCCTATGGAAGAAGTGTTGGCTGAAAACCTTGTTGAGGTTATTGCCACAATGACCGAAGAACAGAGAGATAAATTTGTAGATAGTTTTGTGTCTAAATGGCCTAAACTTGCAAGTGAGATTTCTTTTAATATCGATTCTAACTTACAGGAGATTATGAGTGTTAATTAAAGTGGATGATAAAGTATCTGTGAATACTAGAAATGTTTTACCAAGAGAAGGTAAGATAACTGATATATCTCTTGCCCTAACGACAAGTGATCCTGCAGGTGAGAATGGTATACAGGTACAAGAATATGATACTGATATGGGCTATAATGGTTCAATTGGATATGTAACAGAGAATGGTGACCAATATTGGGCATACTTCTCACAAATTGAAAAGGACATATAATGACAGGTGAAGAAAGATTTATTACGGCAATATTAACTCAAGCAGTTGAAGATACCATGTACATGGGTAAAAGACCTAGGTATCTAAAACATAAGGTAGAGGCAATCGACTGGATACTGAACAATGAAAGTGAACATCATTGGTCGTTTCTTAACTATTGTACTATGCTTGGTTTATCACCCTCTAAGATACAAAGTAAAGTTAAAGGATTTATTGATCCTAAATTAACTAAAATTCAAAAAACTATAATAAAAGAAAATATGAAGAAAGGACGACAAGATGACAATAGAATACAAGTTTGATGAAAATGTAATTGTAAATGATATAATGGATTATGTGAATAAGACTTATGAATCACATTATGCTCAAACTAAAAATTATCAGGCAACTGAAATTATCATTGACCAAGGTCATGGTACAGGTTTCTGTATGGGCAATATCTTAAAATATGCTCAAAGGTATGGCAAGAAAGAAGGTCGTAATAAGGCTGACTTGATGAAAGTTATACATTATGCAATTATACAATTATCGCAAGACCATTATTCTTCTAAACAAGAATCTGCTTTAGGTTCTGTTATGTCTGAAAAATATAACAAGTCTTAATTAAAAGACAATAACGGAGTGTAGCGCAGCCTGGTAGCGCATCTGGTTTGGGACCAGAGGGCCGCAGGTTCGAATCCTGCCACTCCGACCAATTAAAAAGGAATACTAAATTGAAACTAACTAATTTTCAACTAAAAAATTACAAATTCGTTTTTAAAAATAATGAGTACTTTGACTGTATATCAGATAGCTTTAATAATGCTATTTTACTTGTTGAAGCGTCCCATATTTTTAGAGATTTAAAATATACTGCTAACGAACTAATGTTTATTGAAGAGCGAATAGTAACATATAATATATAAAGGTGTCAAAATGACAATTGATTTTAGAGAAACCTATTCAACTTTAACTCTAAATATTTTACAGATGAAAAACTATAAATTAACAAAACGAGAAAAAGAAGATACTGCTTCCTTTATAGGAGGCACTTATGCAATTTGTATTTCTTCTTTTGTGTTCTTCATACTATCATCACTTTCAATATAGTTTTTTTGAAACCATTTCCAATAAATTTTATCATTAAAGATTTCACATAAAGAATTAAAAGATATCTTGTCTTTTAATATATCCTCTGCTAGACTTTCATATTCATAAGTATCTATCTTTACCATTCGACTTGGTTCTATTTTAGATAGTACTATCCATGTTCTCTGCTGTTTATTCATTCCGCTCCAAGCTAGCTTAGGTGGGTTTTTGAAGGACTTACATGAGTACTTATAATAATCGAGAATTATATATCTAGTGTGTAAATGAAGAAAAACATACTAATGACTTGGAAAACGACCGTCTAGGCCGCCGCTCAGGCGGACTTTAGGGGTCAAGTGATAGCGTAGTACCCCCTAAAAAAAGGGGATACTAGCAAAATTATAATTTAGAATGAGAACTTAGTTCCAATAGACCACGATTGTGTATCAACAGCAGAACCTTCTGGTGCTGCCATTTCTGTTTCAGCATATACTAGTAAATCGTTCCCGAAACTTTTAGAGAGACCGATTGTCTTGTATGTGCCTGTTCCTTCTTTATCGCCATATCCGACAGATAAAAGACTAAACTTACCAGCAACTTCCCAAGCAGTTAAATCAGTAGCAGCGTCTTTAATTGTATAACTAGACGATACTGTTAATTTATCAATACTTGTTGTTGCACCGACACCGTAGTATGAAATGTCGTTTGTAATGTCATCAACATAACCTGCTGATACATCACTACCTAGAACTTTAGCAGAAGCTGACCATTCGTAAACATCAACTCCATCTTCGCCAGAAGCACCATCTACAATCGCCATAGCGTCAATAGATAAAGGACCTACTTCGTTAGAATATACTAATGAGTTTGAACTTCTAGAACCATATGAGAATGATGAGTTGCCACCATATACTTCAAAGATACTTGCGTTCTCAGCAACATTGTCTGTATAAGGGTGTGATTGACGGCCGACTGATATGTCGCCCATTTCAGTAGAAGCACCTACATATGCAAGTCTTGAATTAAAAGTATTTGAAGCAGAATCATCTGTATCCACACCAACTTCTAATAATGCAAAACCTGTAATTGTTTGTCCTTCAATACCGACATCAACTATGTCAACGCCGATTTTAGAACCATTATCTTCAAGTTTGTCGTATGCAACACCAGAGGCGTTTTCATCATGCGACCACTTATAGTTAAATGATCCGTAGGGTATTACTTCAGCTGATAAAGCAGCTGTAGTAAAGAATACTGCCACAAGGGCAGTCATATATTTTATCATGTTATTTTTCTCCTTAATTTGAGGTATTAAAATTTTGATATCTCGCTCACCTAGTGTATCATAATATATACTGTTTATTTATATGAGATTAGTTATTGACTGGAGCATTGGCACGCCATTGATAGCATGACCAGTATCTCGCTGTCGTTTTGTCTTTCGCTGTATCACAATTGTGTCTTGCACGGAAAGACTTTCTTCGAGCAGGGTCGTCTCGTTTGATAGATAAACCTGTCGTATCGCCAAAAGAAACTTTGATAATATTTCCTTTAGCATTTTTTACATAAACATAGAACTTCTTACTACCGCCTCGTATTGGGTCATTCAGTTTGACCTTCTTACCTTGATACTCAGCTTCGGTAATTTCTAAATCTTGATAAGTTTCCTCACAAAGACAATCTATCGCTTCTACTTGTTTTAATGTTTTCATACTGAATATTTATAAGAGATTTTTTCCAAGAATTTTTTTAGAATTTTTTTCCTAGGAGAGAGGTCAGTCTCCCGACCCCTCTACCTAATACTTATATGTCCTCTATACGATTGTATTCAGAGGTATCTTTTGCAATACTCAATGCCATACTTTGTATGCCTTGTATTTTATTGTCAATTTCTACCTGTGTCGCTTTAGGGGACTCGTATTTCATTTTATGTAATATTTGTGCTTCGTCATGCATAACACGAATACGATTCACAAATTCACTTATTTTATGTAACATTCGATCCTTCTTTGCTAAATAAATCCAGTTGTTGCTCTTTGTTACGCTGTTCTTCTCGTAGCGAAAGAGTGTAAAGCCTGTCTTTAATTTTTAACTTTTGTTTTTTGAGGTCTGTGATGAGTTCTCGATTATGGTAATTTTTTCGTTCTAAATTCTCGATTTGAAAATCAAGATGTCTATGTAAAGCTTTCGCTTTTGAGTCATTGACAGTTGCCATATTATATTCTCCTTTTTTTTTCTTAAAAATTCAAATAAACTCTAAGAGTATTCCTCGTTAGAGTGTACTCATTTATATTTAGTAGAAAAAGAAATAGTAAACTAATCCACCAATTATCGTGATATCAGCACAGATAGACCAAAGTATATAAAGTCTAAACATCCATTTGCTTATTGTACCTACTAAGGGGTTCTTCATCATTTTTACCCTCCATAATTATCGTCAGCATTTCGTTCTCCTTGATTCTTATTATAACACATTTACAACAATATGTAAAGCACTAATACTATTAAAAGTATTTCAAGTAATGCCTTTACATCATTACATTGTATTTCTTTTTTTGTATATCTCATCTAAATGGCTTTGCAGTTAAGAGACCAATTAATGCTATTACAATTGTAGGTAGCATTAGCACATTGGCACTTAACATATGAGTTGACCACATGAATAATATAATTAAGACCATTACTAAGAGTAGTAGTCTAAATGCACCGTTGAATATATCGTTTACCATCATTTACTTTTCCTTGTCTTTTCCTACTTGAGGAAATTTTATACTAATTTTTGGTTGCAGCCGTTTGAGATAGCATTTATCTATATCAAAACAGATCCCTTATGTACTCTAACAGGTCTTAGCCGAAAATCGACCCCCCTCTTAGTTAAGGTTAATAATGTTACCGTTGATGTCTTGTTCAGAAGCATTCATCTCATGCTCGCCTGTAACACTTTCTTTCTTACTTGCAGCCGTCTCTGTAATTGCACCACCGACCTTAATGTTTAATGCTTGTGCAACATCTATGTTCATGTTCTTACCTGCCTTGAGGTTGACATCGCCTAGTTGGCTGATAAGGTTGATATCACCATCTTGTACTTCTATTGTTACATTACTCTTAGCCCCTACTTCTATGTTATAGTTGTTACCTTCTTCAGCAGAGCCATTGACTTTAACTCGTAGACCCTTATCAATTGTTTGTTTACTCTCCCCTTGTATATGTACATAGTCATCAGCCGTCGTGAGGGTGTAGTTGTCTTTCTTTACTCTTGTGACCTTCGTACCATCGTTAAATATCTCATAGCCAGTCCCTGACGCATGGCGTTCATGTATTCTCTTTGCATCCACAGTATCGTCATATTCTCGTATATGCCCACCCTCTGTCTCATATACATGATTAAAGGGATACTTGGCTGCATATGGGGTCTCGGGTTCATCCCATTGTCCCCCATCATCGGCCGCTATTTGGTCGTCTACAATCTCTGTCTGGTCTACATTGGCTACCCCTACTGCAAGGTCTCTATCTGCTTTTCTTAGGGTGAGCGTAGGGTGAGGGTTTAAATCGACCGTTTCAACCTGCCCTTGTTTTGTTGTCTCCTCTACGAGGTTGACTGCCAATCTATTGACATCTGTTTCTTTATACTTCGGATAGTTGCCAAGAGGGTCAAGAAAACCCTTCGTTTGTTCTTTCGTACCGTCCTCATTCTCTTTGAGTGTATCACTAGGTAGATAAGACGGAACGCCAGGCAAAGTCCCCATAATGATAGGCTGTTGTGATTCTTCTCCATCTTGAAAGAACCCTACTACCCATGTGCCTTCGACTACACCAAGGGGCGTCTGACCGACACCTGATACTGTCGCACTTGTGATAGGGTTCATAGGGTGTGCCCATGGGAGGTCAGCAGTAGGTAGTTTGATGTTATCGTCTGTATGTAACCCTAGACAACGAACTCTCACACGCCCTAAGAACTTCGGGTCGTTTCTATCTTCGACAACCCCAACGAACCAACTGAACCCGTTTCTTCCCATAAAATTTTGTTGCATAATTCTTTTTCTCCTGCCGATACCCTGCCGACTTTATACCATTGGCTTCCTGTTATTTTCGAGCATTTTCTGCTTGACAATCAGCCAACACTATGTTAATATATACACTGCTTGAAATCATACATTCCCCTTGCTTTTATTGACTTTAATGCCTACGCTTTTTTGCGGAAGTACAGATGGATTCTGTCTTTCATATAAATGCATATAGTCATTATTTTGAAAGGATCGTTCTTCATATCTCTCAAAAGGTGTTCTACTATCCCCTCTAAGGTTCGTATTGCGACCACCAAAGAGACCTGTTATAACACTTTCGAATGTCTTTGTCAAGCTGTTTATTATCTTCATATTGCTATTTATACTGATATGTTGAGATACCCCTCTCGGAATAACGCTTGACTATTGGGTGGAGACCTGTTATAGTGTGCTGGGAAAAATCTTCTAGAGTCTGTGGGTGAGAGATTATCTACCGCCCCTATTGAACTTACCTATTTGTTGATATTGTGCGTTTTCGTTGTTTGTGGTTCCTGTGAAGTTTACTCTATTTACTCCACCAATTTGTTCTCTTACTGAATCTTTACGGCATTCAAGTACCATTTTATAATCTATTTTTGTAACTCTATGTCTTACTTTTGTAATTACATAACGACCACTATATTGTGGATCATATGTCTTGTCACCATCAGTCATACCACCTTCTTCGACTGGGCGTATTGCAAAATCAATCACTTGCCCAGGTTGTACCTGAGTTTGTCCTTTTACAGTCATACGAATTGCTGTACCTGATTCTACTTGCATACGCTGAGCATTTCTTACACCCTCAAGTCTTGCGTCATCTGATACATTAATACCAAAACTACCTGTTTCCTCGTTATGTAGAAATTGTGTTGTTGGCATAAGAGTTACCATACTCTCTGGATAATCACTTACACCTAGATTATCAAAATCTACTGGATTATCTCTTATCGCAGGTTCAGTTTGTTTCATACCAACATCTTGAATTGAGTCAGCGTGCATTGTCTCATTATACTGGTCATGATAATTATAATCTGTGGTATTATATGATTTATCGTATAAATTGTGAGTGATTACTCTATGACCATATGTTCCTAACGCCTGAGCGGCGGCTGTGTCATGAAAAGTATTGATAAATTTATAACTTTCGACTGCTTCTAATTCTAACTTTACTTCATCAACTTGGTCATCACCTTTTGGTTTAGCGATGTTTCCTGGTATATACTTGTAGAACATGACTGGGTCTCTTTCTCGAACACCGTATTGAGTACACATATTCTCCCATGATTGTAGATAGAAACCTTTTGTTGTTTCGTAGAAATACATACCTACACCTTTCATTTCGCCAGACATCGCTCTTTTTGCAACCATATTGATTGCTTTGAATGGTGATACATTTGGCATTACAATCTTATCTTGATTTCTTGTTTCTTCAAAGTATAACTTTTTACGACTATCAAGACCTTCTTTATCGCCAAATATCTCTTGTACAATATCAGATAGTTTACCTTCATATGCTTGACTTACTCTTTTACGCAAGTTTCTCATAAACTCACGACTTGCAAAATGTATTGTGTAAACTAATGTACCTTGACTTGTTTGTTGCTTGTTTGATATCTTGTAAACATAGAAAGGGTGGCCTGTTTCTTCGCTAGCGTCTATAATATGTTCTGCTTTTGAAGTACCTGGCGTTGATAGTTTAAAGAATAGTCTTTCTGTGCCTTGTATTGGTAATCTACCAATTAAATTTGTAGAGTCAACTAAAACAAGTGTACCATATACTGCATTTTGATTGATACCCTCATAGATATTCAACTCTTGAACCATTGATTGTATGTTGAGACCGCCCTCAGCGTTTGGAAACTTACCACCTGTGCCTGCGTGATTTTGTATTATGATACCATTTAAATTATAATCACCTGCAAAATCTATATGGTCAGGATGTTGACTACCCATAATTTAACTCCTAAAATTTAGTTTTTCTTATCAATGCGAAAAACTCCTCTGTAAATGATGTAAGATATTTTTCGTCTAATAGTCTTATTTGTCTTAAATCGTCTTGTATTCTTTCTTCGTATTGTCTATTTGATATAGAACTCGCACCAGCTGTATCAGAATTGACTTCTAGCATATGTGATTCATCACTTGATGTTGTTACACCACTTGTTTGCGCCAATTCATAATGATGAACTGCGTCCTCACTACCAGCACCATATTTGTCTGTAAGAAAATCTGCAAAGTCTGGTTGTGTCATTGGCCATCCATAGTATCTATCAGTAATATTATTTGTTATCATAATAACCCAATGATATTGTGCGTCTCCATAATATTTAAATGCGACATCTTCTGGTTTTTCGCCCTCTTTTACATTGTACTTGTCAAATACAAAACGACTTGCTGATAAACCTGAGCGTAACTTTACTCTTTTAAGTATGTCTGGTAAGAGTTTATAGGTTTTATTACCTTTAACATCATAGACCATTAATGGAAATTTACTAAAATACATACTAATAACCTTCGTTAATTCTTTCTTTAGTTAATAATTCTGTCTCTTGGAAATTTAAAGTCATTGTAATCTTTGTTGGTGCACCACCTTCAAATGACTTAACACCATCAGGTGTATAGTTTACTTCACAACCAGTACACACACAGGTCGCAATCTTATTGTAAAAGTCATTCTCACTTGCCTGTCCTGCCTTGTCTTGATACATATAGTGTATATCAAACTCTGATGGTAGTGTTAAAAATCTGTTTGCTGAACCTTTTAATTCAGGTGCCATATGAAATCTAAACAATGCGATAATCTTTTGTACATCCATTGTTTCATCTTCGTTTTTTGGTGAAAATGTAAATGCATATGAGAATGTTCTTAACTCCATCTTGTCAAATAATACTTCCATGTACGGGTTATCTGCTTGACCAAATGCTTTATTGATAAGACCTCTTGTGCCCTCTGCGCCTGTAAGTCCCTCTGTAATTTCTGTTGCAGCTTTAATTGCTGCTTCTCCTACTAATGCCTTAGCACTATCTACTAATCCTTGTGCTGCCTTTTCATAATCTTTTTCATTCATATTTCTTGCAAGATTAAATGCACCTGCAGCCGCTGCCCCTACAACACCTGTAGCTGCGCCACTATATGTTGCTGTCGTTGTATCTTGTACATTAGGTGGTAAATATATTGCTACTGAGTCTGTAATTCTTCTTGTAGTACCGAGACCATCATTTCTATAAGAATTTAAACCAGAACCTGCTTTTCTTCTTGTTTTACTTAACTCTACAGCTTCTGATTCTAATATTGAACCTTTAGCACCTCTACGACTTTTACCTAATTCATATCTAAATGCTTCGTCTGTGCCTTGTTGAACAAATTTAGAACCTACAACTTTATCAACTAGTGCTGTTTCTGCTTTACCAGCAACATATGTTATTTCTTCTACTTGTTCAATAATTGGAACTTCAACATAACCACCAATTTTTTCACCGCCTTCAGCAGGATCGTATTGATATTTTGTTTTGTCTTGAACATTGACATAAAATAGCATATAGTGGCCGATACCACCATTACTTGTTAAGTCTCTTGGATATTGTATAGATGAATAACTAAATGGGTCGTGGTCTAATTTAGACACAGGACTTTCTTCATTAATACCAATAGCGTGTTTTCGTAATATAGGTGTAGTTTTACCTGTATTACCACCACCAAAGATGTTGGTCTTTAGACCGTTTAATGCATTAAATAGATTTCCCATTGTTTCCTTTAATAAATACTTTTATAACTGTTATAACTATTTATATGAGCATGTCAGAGAGAACACAGAAATACAAGGGTAAATTTACACCAGAGAATCCTAGTAAGTATGCAGGAGAT